TGAAGGGCTTGGACAAATTATGGTAAAGCAGTTGAAGAATCGTTATAACGATTTATCCATCTTTAAACGATTTGTTGTGGGTATTGATCGTGCCAAGATGCGACTTTATGATTGCGAACAGACAGCACAGGATGACATTCTTGACAGCGGTCAGGATGAAGAGTATAATTATGAAGAATCAAAACCAAAAAAATCGTTTGAGGGGTTTAAGTTTTGAACGGATACTATTCAGTTTTCAATCCCCGTGGAGAGAAGATCGCTGACTGCGGTATCGAGAGAGATGCAGTCACTCTTATTGGCATGAGAAATGCTCGATGGGAAGGTCATTACTTTCAGTTTAATCCTCTTCCTGGTGAAATTGTTGAGGTTAAACTTCTTCAGAGACCCAAACTTCCAACCAAAGATATTGTAGTCAACATGGATGGTGGAGTTGGTGGATCATGGAGAGAGGTTGAGACCATCAAGATCAAAGGACAAAAACTTAAATTGCAACAAAATTATCAAGAACCATTTATTCCAGACTTCCACGACTAAACATGAAATACAAAGAACTCAAAGATCAATTGGAAAAATACAACGATGAACAACTTGACAAAGATGTGATCGTATGGAATACTAATGATCAAGAATTTTACGATGCTGATTTTCAAGAAATTATGAAAGCATCCGACGAACTTAATGACCAAGATGCTTCTTACCTTGTAATTTAAAATGACCGTAGATACTAAAAAATACCTTGAATTTGTTGAGGGAGTGACCAGTCCTCCAAGTCTTGACTGGCCTGTTCTTGCTGCTCGACTGAGTGAACTAGAAGTAAATGACTGCAACGTTACTCAACTGATGACTGCTGCACTTGGTCTGACTGCAGAGTCTGGTGAGTTTACTGAAGTTGTGAAGAAGATCTTCTTGCAGGGCAAACCCTACACCGAAGAAAATGTCTTTCACATGAAACGTGAACTAGGTGATATCTGCTGGTATCTTGCTCAGGCATGTATGGCACTTGACACTACCTTTGATGAAGTTATCGAGATGAATGTTGAGAAACTTCAGTCTCGCTATCCTGGTGGTAGTTTTGATGTTCACAAATCTGAGAATCGTCAAGACGGCGACGTTTAATGCTAACTGCTTTCAATTACATCACAGCATTTTGGACTGTAGTAGTAATGAATTGTATTCAACCCGTTAATTGGAAATACTGCTATCGGGTTGATCAGTGGTTAGTTCCTGAACTTCATGAGGGATGGAAATTATACACTAAAGAAGTAGTCCCTTATCAAAATGAGAGGGACTTTCTTAAGGGGTTATAGCTCAACTGGTAGAGCGCCTGCTTTGCACGCAGGAGGTTTAGGGTTCGAGTCCCTATAACTCCATAAATATTTAAAAAACGATGGTTACAGAAGGCGAAGTTTTACTTGCTTTAAACGAAGCTCTTCAAGACTATGAAACTCAAGTAATCAAAGCGACTGTGAGAGTCACGGAGATTAGAGTAATTACTGGTGACAGAGACGGAGCAAGATCCGAGATCCAGGGTATTCTCGATAAGAATAAAATTAAGTACGGCGCTGCTCCTGCAAGTAAGTCGTCATTTACTGGGACGCAAATTAATACACCAGATGGTAACATTCAATTAATTTATAAAAGGAAAGGTGGTTCTGCAGGATCAGGCGCGGGTGCTGCTCTTACTAAACTTACAGAATCTTCTCAGTGTCTGTATGCAGGGATTGCATTTGCTTTAGGTAGGCACATCACAAACGCTGATGTTACTGAAGAGAACGCTCAAAAATATTCTGACATGTATGACACTGATGAAAAATTAGAGTCTATGTTGAATGACTTGCCAGATATTTGGATTGAGTCCTCTGTGCTTGGTGCGAACAAACTATGGGATACTTTTGGTAATAAGGGAAAATTTGTATTTCATCGTGGATCAAAAACTGTAGATAGAATTGAAAATAATTTCAAGAGAGTGAAAAAACTTGAGGGTGTCAGGATGGACCTAAACAAATGGTCACCTGCAGACATCTATATCGTTAGTAATAATTTTGATCCTAAGTGTTTAGATCAAGAGAAAACTATTCTTGGTTTAAATCAGTGTATGCAAGAAAGAATCGAGAACAACACACTCATAGGAGTGTCTTTGAAAAAAATCATGCGTAATGCGAGAATTGATTTGAAAAACGTTTTTAAAGATATGAAGACAACTAAAGAATATGAAGGATACTCTTATAGTGATGTGTCCATGGACGGTTATCTTAATATGAAAGGTGGAACTAGAATACAATTTCGATCCTTTGGTGGACCATCTTCTCTCACAGGTTGGCAAGGGGAAGTAAAAGGTGCTCAAGCAAACCAAGGTAAAATATCTCTTGGACCTGTAAATATGATCCTAAAGAATCATGGTATTAAAACCATACCAACTGATGCCGCTGCTAGAGTAAAGAGAAAGGATAAGAATGTATTTAATGAAATTCTTGAAGGATATAAAAAATATT